TGACTTGGCTATTTTCTTGTCTTTCGCTGACTACAGAGCGTTTGTCGCATCTTTGGCTGATAGTTCATCTATGAACTTATTTACTTTGGGTGATGAGAGTGGTTTATCAACTGAAACTACTATCTTCTTACCAGGTTCTAACATCGCTGTTGTTCCAACACAGGGATTGGACGGAGCATCAACAATCGTTTTAGCCCCAACACAGAACATCTTGGTTGGTGTCGCTGCTGACGATGGTATGGAAGTTAGAGTTCAATACGACCCATTTGAAGATAATGTTGCTTCATTAACTAAAGTTGGTTTCGGTGTTGGATTACACGAGCCAGACAAGTTCGTATATTTGGGATAATATACATAAATTAAACTAATAAAACAATAAACAAATGAGTTGTTATATAGACGCAGGACTAACTTTAGGTTGCCGCGATGCTTCAATTGGAGGTATTAAGTCGGTTTATATCTTGGGTGGTTCAGGAAACACAATCAGTAGTATCACTACTGATGCTGACGACCAGATTACCGCAATTAGTGGAACTGGTGTTATGTATAAGTTTGAACTCGTTAAAGGGTCTTCTTCTTTTGAAGAGACAATCGCTGTAAATGCTACTTCAAATAGTATCGTTTATCAGCCGACTTTGACTTTGAACTTGGCAAAATATGATAATGTCTTGAGAAAGGCATGGTTTGAATTAACGAAGCAACCAGAGTTTTTCTGTGTTGTTGAAGATAATAATGGAAGATACTGGTTCCCTGGTGAGGTTAATGGTTTGACTATTACTGATGGTTCAGTATTCACGGGTGCTGCCTTTACAGATGCGAATGGTTCAACTATGACCGCATCTTCAGGAGAGCCCGCTGCTACAAGAGAGATAGAAGTATCTACGACTATTGACGATGTCTTTAGTGGTATTACTTTTGACGCGGTTTAATTAAACTAAAGAGGTGTGAGTGAGGGGTAGTTCCCTCCTCACCCCTTTTATTAAAAATATACCCCCTTAAAATGATTAGATGGAATGGTAAAAGATATATACCCGCAGGGGTAAAACCAGTTATGGGAGCACGAAGAGGGGCTCCTGTTCCTGGAAACAAAAAAGCAAGATGGGTTGCTGGTTGGGTTGGAGCGCCTGGTGTTCCACCGGCACCACCTGTTCCCCCACCTTGTGATTTTGACTATGTATTAGTTGAAACATACCATATCCTCGCACAGAACGGAAATGAATTAACTACTCAAGGTGGGGATAATATTGATTTTTACCCTCTATAAATGATTTTTTAAAAAGAAGAAATGGCTTTAAACATACAAGGAAATATTGAATTAAGTAGTGGAGTGGTTCTTAACTCCGCTTATTGTAGAATTGACCCATCATTAGATACTTCAGGAAAAAGAGTATTTACCCAAGTTGGATATTGGGTAAGTGAAAACGACTATATGGAAGGTAAATGGCCTTTGGAATATAGTGTTCCACTAAAGTATAGATACGATTATGATAGAACAACTGATGGTAGTGATATTCTAATGTTCTCAAATGAAAAGATAAAAGAAGAGTTGGAAACAAAAGGTTTTTCAGTTCAAATAATAGAATTATAATAAAAAATTATGGCTAATACCACAATACCAAATCTCCCCGAACAAACAGGTAAAACAGATGACGATTTACTTGTAATAGTTAATAGTGGTGAAACGACTACGAGTAAGATTAAAGTATCAACACTTTTGGAAGGTATTGGTGGTTCATCTTTTTTTACTGCTACAACTGAAAATACATCTAATGTATTACAGACAGATAGGGGACATAATATATTCTTTAATGACCCCTCAAATAATCCACTTATAAATGATAATTTCTTTTTGGGTGGTTCAGGAAATACCATAGATGCTGAAACCTATTTAAACAATAATTTCAATAGAAATATTTTTATAGGTGGTAAAGACAACCTTGTTGGAACTAATGCTAATGGAGCGAGAACTGACGATGCCTCGTTTATTGGTGGTGAAAGTCATTTTATAGATAGAGCAGGTAGTAGGAGTTCATTTGTTGGTGGTTTTAATAATCAAATTAACTATGGTGGTAATAACTTTTTGGGTGGAGGAGAAAATAATAATATGGCTCAACAAGACGCCGCAATTTTAGGTGGAAATAGTAATTTTGTTGGTTCATCTCGTTCTGTAGTTCTTGGTGGTTTTTCCAATTATATAAGAACAACCTCTGGTTCTATTAGTGGTTATGATAATTATATCAATTCTTATAATAGAAATGGTAATAGTATTGTTGGTGGAACTACAAATTATATGGCAAATACTAATGAATGTTTCATCGGTGGTGGTATAAATAATGATATTGTTAGCACTCCAACAATCCCGATGTATTCGGCTATTATCGGTGGAGATACTAACTACATATCAGGACATACAAATAGTGTAATTGTCGGTGGTAGTGGTTTCACTTCAAATCACGACAACGAGGTTATTGTTCCAACTATGACGATAGGAAATTATAGTATATTAAACTTTTCAGGAGACACCGCAGCGGGAGTAGGAGGAGTTCCGTTAGGAGGTGTATATCAAAATAACGGAGAATTAAGAGTAAGATTAACATAAATAACAATATAAAAAATGAATAAAACAATCCCTCAACTCCCCGAACAAACAGGTAAGACAGATAATGACTTGCTCGTTATAGTTGATAGTGGGGAGACAACAACGAGTAAAATAAAAGTATCAACACTATTAAGTGGTGCCGGTGGTGGTTCATCATTCTTTTCAGCATCAACTGAAAATACATCTAATATAATACAGATAGATAAGGGACACGAAATCCTTTATGGTGATGTATCAAATGAAACGACAATTAACGACAACTTTTTTGCTGGTGGTTCAGGTAATACGATAAATACAGGAACATTTACTAATCAATCTTTAAATAGAAATGTCTTTATTGGTGGTTATTTAAATGAGTTTTCGGCGGCACAAAATAACACGGGTAGTAATAACTCCGCTATGATAGGTGGAACCAGTAATAGATTAGGAAGATTGAGTGATAATACCGCATTTATTGGTGGTGATAATAATACTAATAATTATGGTCGTAGAAACTTTTTTGGTGGAGGAAATAATAACTTAAACGAACAAAATAATACCGCAATTTTAGGTGGAAATAGTAATAGTATAACAAAAAGTGATAGTGTTATTGCTGGTGGATTTAGTAATAATTTAAGAACGGCTTATGGTTTTATTAGTGGTAATGATAATTGGATTAACGCTTATAACCAAGTTGGTAATAGTATTGTTGGTGGAACTACAAATTATATTACTAATGCTAATAACGCATTTATTGGTGGTGGTATAAATAATGATATTCTTAATTCATCAATAGTAGATAATTCAGCAATAATTGGAGGTGATACAAATATTATAAATACACATGCGAGAAGTGTTATACTTGGTGGTAGTGGTTTTACCTCAAATCACGATGACGAAGTAATTGTTCCAACCTTAACTATTGGTAATTACGCTTCATTAAATTATAGTGGAGATACAGCAGCAGCCGCAGGTGGAGTTCCATTAGGAGGTATGTATCACGACAACGGAGCATTAAAAGTAAGAACAACATAATAATATAATATGTCTCAAATAACAATCACAAGTTCAAACTTTAATGGTTATACAGGTGATATAACCTTTTACCCCTTTTCAGGTGGTAGTATAAGTTATGGTTCTCAAACTATACCTTATACTATTGAAACTGAAAACTTTAATGGGGAATATACGATAGATTTAACTTATGAAGGAGTGCCTGTTTCTTGTGGTCTTCAGGTTGGGTCTTCTCCTTGTGTTTATATAACGGCCGATGGAGAAAGTATTTCTTATTCAGGACTTTATGAATATGTGGGACAAGGTTATTTACAATATAGTAGTAAAGTTCCTGATGACTACGATATTATATGTAGTGATACAGACCCAAAATCAAAGGCATTATATATATTAAAAACAAGTAATGGAATACAAACAACTACTCATTTTATGGGTAATGTATATGAGAGTTTTTTAAGGACAGAACAAGTTTCTATAGTTAAGTTTATCAACTATAATGTCGCTGGTAATCCTTGCGGACAATCTATAAGTTGGCCGGCCACTTATGCCGCATATCCAACATATAGTAGTCAAGGTTTCCCAAAAGAAGGTAATTATTCATCAGGTATTTCAGGACAAGGAACTTATCTATTGGAGAATAACCCAAGTTGCCAGTTAGTTCCTGATGTTGATGCGAACGCATATCTTGAAGATGTAATCGCGGCAGGTGGAACAACAAACCCAACCATCAATAATGCGGTTAATACATTATTTGAAGAATTAAAGACAGCAGGACTTTATAGTAAGATGATTGCTATGTATCCATTTGTTGGTTCAACAGCGTCATCACACGCAATAAATGCGACATTAAATAA